TTTGTAGTTTTGTTTGGATAGCATCGTCTGCTTCTGGATCTCTTGCCATCTTATACTCAATGCCAAAGTAAGGTGCTAGTTTCTTTAGTTCTAAGTTTCTAATAAACCTAGCTTCTTGTTGTGAAACTTTAATCATTTCACCGTCGTCTGTTTCAATCTCACCACCGTCGGAATAGTCAGCAAGTTTGCCTGCTTGTACTGTTACAAGTGAATCATTGTTATAACGCTTTGCGTTTGGATCAATGTCCTTGTCTAATTCTGCACCGTGTCCTTTAAGTCCGAAGTCATCGCTATCGAAGGCTTCATTTAGGTCTTTCATTTTCATTTGTTATCTCCTATTATCTTTCTATTGCTCTGTTTGCCGCTGTAAACTCTGATCTATTTACAAATTTAATAGATCCTTCAGGATGTGAAAGTACATACCCTTCGCCTCCTGGCTTGCCAGCTGTGGTTGCTTTTACGTCACCTTCGGCACTATCCATTTGTCTAATTACATCGTCTTTGACTTTTTGGATGCCTGAAACAACCGACCATAAACTTACAAAGCCAGCTGAATGTTCTTTAATATGTTCGATAACTTTTTGTTTCATTTTCATGCTAATGTTTTTAGTATCTAGCCATTTAATAAAATCTTTACCAAGGTTATCTAATCCTGTATCTACTTTAGTGTTGATGTAATTGTACAACATATCACCAAAGCCTTTCATCTGCTTTTGTTCAAGTGTATTTGGATCTAGCAATTTATCTATTTCAGCACTTCTACTATTAATTAAGGTGGCTAACTTTTTTACACCTGCGTTATCAATCTTTGGCGGTTGCTGTACAGTAACACTTGGGAATACTAATACATCACTACCTTGCAATTTGTCTGCGTTTTGTACAGGACCTTCGTTACCATCAGCATCTACTTCTCTGTGTATTACAATACCAGTTGTACTTGCTCCGATATTTTTGCCTAGGTCGCTCTTTGTAGTTACACTATACTTTACTAGCTGTGGCTGGAATACATAATGGCCATCTTCGACACTAGGTGTGTTATAATAAAGTAGGTCGCCTTTAAAGAAACCTCTATAGTCTTTTGGTACTGCTTTTTGATATAGTTTAAACACATTTGCCATTTTGTCAGCAAACATAATACGTCCTGGGTCGTCCTTCATCTTGCCGCCGCTACGGTTTAGTAGGATGTCCTTGAGTTGGTCTGGGCTTTTTGCTTTTCCGTCTGTTTTAACTGCTCCGTATCCTGCTTTGTCAGTAAAAATAAACTCTCCATTCTCATCGCGGCCAAAAATGACTGCGGGAGATCCGTCCCATTTGACTGTGACATTTTCATGTCCTCCCTTTTCTAAATCAATAATGGATTGTAAAGCTCTCTTGGCTCCTTTAGATCCTTCCCAAAAGATTAAATCTTCTGCATGATTAATTTCTCGGCCGCCTTCATTAAGTGTAGTTGTTGTGCGCTTAACTGATTCTTCAACCCATCCAGCTTTCATATAAGTCTTGAGATCCTTGGGGTTAATTTGTGCAGACATCTTACCGTCTTTTGATACTACACTGATTGTACCTTTGCGTTGAGGGTCAACTTCTTGCCATCCTCGATCTGTATATTTTTTTAAATTGTTTGCGGCAACTTTAACTGTTCTTCCAGTACCTGGATCTTTTACAATAACTTGATTTCCTATAAGAGTATTGCCGGCAGTCTTTCCGATATTTGCTACTTGTCCAATTGTTGTTTGTCTTCCGCCTGCATCTTTATAAGCATCAATTCCTTTGCCGATATCATTTCCTTGTCTTCCAAGTTTATATCCTGCACGTAATCCTCTTGCTGTATTTTGAATTCCTCTGCCAATACTCTTTGCTACTTTACCAAGAAGCTCGTCTGTTCTTTGAGCTTCTAACATACCTGCTCTAATGCCGTTTCGTCTAGACTCTACAGTTTTACCTGCTTTGGTCATGTGTTCTTTCCACGGAGCAATTAATTCCTCGTAGTTTGAATCGCCTTTAAGTTTTGCAAGAATACTATCAACTGTATGTGTATCCTTTTCAGTAGCACCTTTACCTAGTAGCATCGATGCAATGTCATCCCAGTTGTCTGCAACAACCTCATCTCCTTTGTTTGGATCAACAAGACCAAACTTAGGGCTCATTTTATATCCTCTGCCTCTTGCAATGCTAGACAATAACACTGCTCTATCTGCACCTGTATATTGTCCTGTCCCACCACGTTTGGCTCCACGCTGAAAATCTGGATTGGTAGTAAACATAAAGTCTGTTTGTACATATCCTTTGCTACCCTGAATTGGTGCACGAAAATGTACTTGGTCGCCTGCATTATGAATCCAGCCTGCTGTAAACTTGCGGCCCTGATTCATAATTTGATCTTCAGGAATGCCTTTGCTTACAAGCCATGCACTTAATTTAGCAATTAGTTCTTCTTTGCTGACTTTATTTGCATCTGTGTTTAAATCTAAATCACCTGAACTATTGTCTTCAAATGCTCCATCTGGATTATTTTTCTTTCCTGTTGTGCCCAACCAATCTTGTTCGTCAAAAGTTAAGCCTGTGATCTTTTCAATAAACTGAATAGTAGGATGCACATCTTTAGTTGCAATCCTTTGTGTTAAGGGCTGATCCTCTTTTTTGAATACGTTGCCGCCTTCTTTAAGAATTTTTGCCATTCTTTTTTTCCTCGTTGATTCGACGGATACCGCGTGTAAATTTCTTTGGGTCTGCGCTTTTTATACTGTTAATAAAACGTCTCTCTAATTCTAATGACTCTTCGGCACTATAATGATCCGACATCTTTTCAAAAAGATTAATAACACTTTCAATAAGATTCTGTCCAGTAGTTTCGATTAGATTAGACCTATCTCTATTAAGATTTAGGTTATTAAGCTCTTCTAGTATTGATCTTGTGTGTTTTTTCATTAGTTAAGTATCCTTACTGTGTATTTAGCAGGCGCTACTGATAAATATCTAAACAAAGGGGGCAAGGGCATGACAACAATATCCGAAATGAATTTCAAAGAAAGATCCTTACTTTTTGCTAAACTTGCTAACATTGCATATAGTAACACAAAAGAAGCGACAAGTCAAGCAAAACGGTTGGGTTTCACAACTACAGAGTTTTATGAAAAAGATGGTGCACAAGCGTACCGTTTTATGAACAAGAATGATTTAGTCATTGCATGTCGAGGCACTGAGCCTAAAGAATTAAATGACATTAAAGCAGATTTAAGAGCATTACCAGTTGTAGCAGAAACAGTTGGTAGAGTACATTTTGGATTTAAAGCAGAAGTTGACGACCTATGGCCAATGATATGTGACGATATGGTTCGCACAGTTAACTTAGGTAAGAAAGTATGGTTCTGTGGACACAGTTTAGGAGCGGCAATGGCAACTATTATGGCTAGTCGTTGTATGTTCTATGCAAGTGTACCTAACCCAGAAGAGCTTTACACATATGGTTCACCTCGAGTTGGTTGGCGCAAATATGTCAACAGCCTAGGTGTTGTACATCATCGTTGGAAGAACAACAACGATATTGTTACAACTGTTCCGCTTTGGGCAATGGGCTTTGTGCATCACGGCACCCAACACTATCTAAATGCTTATGGACAAGTCCGTAATCCAACTGGCTGGCAACTAGTCAAAGACAAGTGGCGCGGCATCTGGATGGGTCTCAAGCAAGGCAAAGTAGACAGTTTTGGTGATCACTCAATGAGCGAGTACATCAAACATCTTGAAGCATACGCTCAATCTAAATAAAATTTAATCAAGAGGAAGGGTTGCTTTGTTGAATAGCAACCCTTTTTTTATGACCGTTGCATAAAATGCATAACGGCAATGCAACATTAGCACTCGACTTTAGTATTATAATAATGTAGTATTGTATAAATAAGCACGTATTAGTAGAAACCTTTAATGGTTAACACTAATATCACACACATAGACACATTGGATAGACAATGGGCATTATCCATGCCATACAAGTGATTGACGGTTACCAAAGGTAACTGCACCGCCGGGGAAGTTCCGGGGTATCATGCTAACCACAAAGCATCCATACATCGAAGGAGAACAAAGATGGCTATAAAAACTAGCAGTCTGATGTCTTGGGTGAACCACTTGTTTACTAAGAGAGCAAGTGACTCTGATCTAATACGTTGGGCTAAACTTGAGTACGGTAATGATTGGCAAGACGCCTATCACCAAATGAAAACACGACCAGGCAAAATACCAAACGTTAGAGGAGTAACACAATGAGTACATTAGCACAAACATATTGGACTTACACTTGTAAGTTCTGCGAAGTAATTCGCAAAGCATTCTACGTAGCATTCGTAGGATTAATTGCATTTGGAGAAAGTGCAGGAAGAGCAAGAGCCGCAAACGAACTTGCACGTCAGGGCTTACATGCAGAAGCAAAAGCACTTATGTTAGGAGATCAAAAAAATGATTGATTATATCAAAATGTATTTTGGCCTAACTCCAGAACATAAAAAAGCAAGAAAAAATTTACGAGAACTTTCAGTACTTACAAATCATGAACTAAACGACATTGGTATTTGTCGCGGAGATATTCACTATCTAGCATACGAACCAGTTCGCGAACTTAAAAAGAAATTAGCATACGAAGCAGGCGATCACTACATGCGTGGTAAACCTGTTGCTACTTGGAAGGGGAAAGCTCATGTGTAATTGGTGGCCAGTAACCGACGAAGAATGGGAAGAGCTAACCTTCCCAAACAAAAAGAAGGTTAATTAAAATGTGGAATCGTTTTATTAAAGCAATGGAATACCGTAGCTACTGCATGGCTATTCAACAACTGCGTAGCAAAGGCATGTACAAAGAAGCACAACGTATTAGTGAATACAAACATGCAATGTACCCGTCTTTCTGATAACGTAGCCTACGGTTTAACTATGTCCTTTCGCTGGTTCGCAGACACGTTCTTCGCAAAGCGTTATGGACATAGGGCTGTAGTTTTAGAAACTGTAGCAGGAGTTCCTGGTATGGTGGCAGGCATGTGGCAACACTTGCGTAGCCTAAGAAAGATGCAGCCGGATGATAGAGGCTGGATCAAAACACTTCTAGACGAAGCAGAGAACGAGCGTATGCATCTAATGATATTCATTGAGATTGCAAAGCCCAACTGGTTCGAACGATTATTGATATTGTTTGCTCAGTTTGTGTTCTGGCACTTCTACTTTGTGTTGTACGTGCTGTTCCCAAAGACAGCACATCGCATGGTAGGATATTTCGAGGATCAAGCTGTTGTAAGTTATACACAATATCTAGAAGAGATTGACTCAGGACGTATTGAAAACATTCCTGCGCCAAAGACTGCGATAGACTATTACAATCTAAAGCAGGACGCAACATTGAGAGATGTTGTTATTGCTGTTCGTGCAGACGAGCAAGGACATGCAGATGTAAATCACGATATGGCTAATTATCTCAGTCAATAAAAAAGCACCCATTGGGTGCTTTTTTTTACTTTAACCAACCTATCTTCTTGCCTAGTTTAGTACGTTTTTCGTGTTCAGCAACACTACCGGGGTAGCGCCATGCCCACAGAGCGACTAGTGCCATAAAGCCTCCGCTCCATAGTACAGCTTTAATATTGCCTGTAGTAAACCAAAGGAACGCTAACGAGGACGACATTACTATCACCATCGCATACTTGCCTTTGGTTGGGAATACTCTTTTCTGTACCCAGTTCGTTAAGAACGGACCAAAGTATTTGTGATTGTATAACCACTTGTGCATCCTTGGTGAGCTCTTTGCAAAACAATAAGCCGCAAATACTAAGAAGATGCTAAACGGAATGCCTGGTACTATAACTCCGACGTAGGCCATTCCTAATGATAGAAATCCAAGTCCCATCCATATATATTTTTTAATCATATTATTACCTTTCGGATGCACAACCTTCAGCAAATCTCTTAAACACTTTTCTAAGAGAGTCAACAAGATTATGCATCATCGCATCTGTATGTAAAGGAGTTGGCGCGATGCGAAGACGCTCTTCTCCTACAGCTACCGTTGGATAGTTGATACTCTGTACATATATGCCGTAATCGTCTAACAGCATATCGCTCATCTCTTTGCACTTCTTTGCATCTCGGACCATAACAGGCACAATATGAGTGCAAGCAACATCTAGGACTTCAATGTCCACCTCGGATAACATACGCTTCAGCGTTGAAGCTCTTTCTTGATGCTTTACTCTTAGCTCGTTATGGTCTTTAAGATACTTTATTGATGCCAATGCTCCTGAACAAAGTACAGGACTCATTGACGTAGTGAATATAAATCCGCTGGCTACACTGCGTATTGCGTCTATGACTAATTCATCGCCAGCAATATATCCACCTTGTACACCAAATGCCTTGCCTAGTGTTCCATTGACTATGTCAACACGGCCTTCCCCTACTTTTTCTAGATATCCGCCTCCGGTATCTCCATACAAGCCAACGGCATGTACTTCATCTATATAGGTCATCGCTCCGTAACGATCGGCAAGATCGCAGACACTTGAAATTGGAGATATGTCACCATCCATGCTATACACAGATTCAAAAACTATGCAAGGGGTAAGTCCTTCAGCAACAACTTCTTTTAATTTCTCTTCTAACTCGCTCATATCATTATGAGTCCAAATACGTTTTTCTGCTTTACTATGAAGTATACCTTGAATAAGACTAGCATGATTCTTCGAATCTGAAAGAAAACATATGTTGGGTATGATTTTGCTTAGAGCAATGAGTGTCCACTCGTTTGCGACATAGGCACTAGTAAACAATAATGCGGCTGGCTTCTGGTGTAATTTTGCCAACTCCATTTCTAATGCTACATGATAATGACTTGTGCCGCTGATGTTCCTAGTTCCACCTGATCCAGTACCTGTTTGATCAAGTGCCGTATGCATAGCATCGATTACAACTTTATGTTGTCCCATGCCTAGATAATCGTTTGAACACCAATTTACAATGTTTTTAATGTTATAAGGTCCATACCAGATCGCTTCAGGAAAACTGCCCCGTTCTCTTACAATATCGTTGAATACTCGGTAGTTGCCGGTATCTTTAAGTTTTAGTATCGTCTCGTTGAACGGTGCTTTGTTTATCATCTAAATACTTTTTAAATTGCTCTTGGTCTAAATAACAGAAGTAACCGTGACTATTAAAAATACCCATGTCTGACAATTCTTTTTGAACTGCATTCCAATCCTTGAATAATTCCTTAAGCCATGTTAACATTGTATATTACTTATCATCTATAAAAGATAGTCCTTCCGTAATGGAATAAATAGTTATAGTAAAAGGAACACTAAAATGCGAGCAGTAGACTTAATTCGATCATTATTGGACTTTATTGACCAAGAAACCGTAGAACCAACAATACACATCACAAAGGTTAACATGCCTGATGAGTTTCCGGATGAAGATCCTGAACAACTACGCAAACAAAATCAAATTAAAGATCTTGCTCCTAGTTCCTGCGGTACACAATATGCAAATAGTCCTGACGAAAAGATTGCTAACATTGATGCAGTAACCCACGATGCAGGAGGTGGTATGCATTTACCTAAACATCCAGCAGATATTAGAGGTGAACACCCTAGTATGTTTGCCGATTATCTACGAAAGATACAAAATTCTAAGGAGTAAACTATGGCGGCAAATGGTATATCAACACTGGCAACTAAAAGAGAGCGTCAAGACGCTAAACTTACACAAGCTAACGCAGACAGAGCGGCTCGCAATGTAGTTGAGCCTGGTCGTTATGCTGATGTTACAGCAGACGCAACACAACTTCCTACTCGTTATGCAGTTGGTGACAACGATACTAGCAATGTAGTTGACAATCCTAATTCAGGCGGACTTGTAACAGGAAGGCCTTGGGCATAATAAATGGGAAACCGTAATCAACAAAATACGACAAACTATACCCATCCTGAAGAGAGCAATCTTTACGATGTTCACAAGGCTTTGACCTATGATCCATATGGCGCTCCTGTACTACGCATAGACGACACTACCAAACAGCACACAGCAAAAAACCGTGTGAAGATTAGCACCTATGAAGTCGCAGACTTTGGTACATTTACTAACTCAAAAGACACAGACATTTGGGATGAACTAACAAGTGGTACTGCTAGTGCTACCCACCAACCCTATCTAGGTATGGTAAAACTTGAAGTAGGGTCAAGTGCAGGTGACGAAGTAGTACGCCAAA